AGTTGGGATAGTATTATATAAGTCTAAAATGAGAGCATCATGCGCCGCAATAATCTCAGCTTGTGTATTACTAGTAATCTGATTCCTTTCTAAATCTAACATATTTCTAGCCTTGTGGTTAATTGCATCTCTAATTGATTTGAAATGCGATATACTAAGTTGAGCGTACATCAATAGTTGTTCGTTAGTCATAATTTTTTTCCTTATTATGCGTTATTAGTAAAAGCAACCTCACACCATCCACCTGTCGCGCCACCAAAAGCAGTGGTGGCAATAGAGTTATACACCAACATCAGCGTATCGTTGCGAGTGTCAAAGGTGCGGTCAGCACCACCGGAAAGCAAAATACTTTGACCTGTAGCGGTTGCCGAATCATGTTTGAAAGTAACATCGCGACCACTATTAAACGGTGTCAAGATAACAATCTGACCATCCGTTCCTGCGGTAATATCCGTCAGGTCATCGGTTGCCGCATTACCATTCGTATTTATTGGATGATAAGATGATGTAACAGTAGCAACACCGCCAGTTGATATTCCTAGTGTGGTGTATGTCCCACCAGTCAACGATAGCGGACCCTCTAGGTTTGTTGCCCCATCAACATCAACATTTCCCGCGAACGTAGCGTCACCACCATCTACCGCCAACCCACCAGTAGTTATCGTCGCGCCCGTACTAGCAGTAAACGCACCACTCACCGTAGTTGCACCCGTAAGTGTAGCTGTCTCATTAACCATGTCGAACGTGATCAGGTTTCGCGAGGTGCCACCGTTATCATTGGTGATACGGATACTAGCCTCGTCAGTCACCTGCCCCAACTCAAGGGTTAGTGTTCGAGCGTCAGCCGTCCCGTTCTCGTCGAACATCACGAGCGCGGTAGATGCCGTTGTGTCGTTGTTGTCGCCCTGTAACAAGATACGCGCTGTCTCGTTGGTGTTGGCAATCAACTCAAGGTTTACATCCCCTCGGTTGTTGTCGAAGTCTGTATTGATTGTGCCTGAGCCAGAGTAGATGTCGTTACCGGACACCGTGAGGTCGCCAGCAACAGTGACGTTGCCCGACGCATCCTCTGTGGTCTGACTGTTCTGTCCAGTCTTGCCGCCACCATCACTGAATCGAACAAAGGCGTTTGTGGTAGACAAACCTGGGCCAGAGAAGTCGCCGCTACCCGTCGCGTCAATGTAGGTTTTGACCGCTTGCTCAGTCGGGACTGCGGTGTCCGAGTTGCCCGCAAGTGTACCGTCAGTCGATAACTCAGTGACCGTAGCACCTGACGCGAGTGTTAAGGACTGTAACGTACTGAGTCCCGTAACACCAAGAGTGCCGCCAACAGATGCGTTGCGCGTCGGGCTAATATCTCGTAGACCAGTAATATCATCGTTGTCAGAGATGATAACGCCGCTGTTCTGGATAACTGTACCATCGGTGCCATCAAACTTGGCGATAGCATTATCTGTAGATACCCCAGATGGCATCGTCACCCCGTTCGCCGTGGTGCTCGATTCCAACTCAAGTGTAATCACTGGTGTGGCATCGCCGTCGCTCACCAACTTGATGAACTTACCGTTGGTATCCAGGTTCGTGAGCGTGGGGATCTGTGTGGTTACTGTGTAGTCTGGGTTCGTGCTATCCTCGCCCGTCTGGAATTTCAGGCAACGGTCAAGCTGTTCCTGTTGCCGTTGGTTCTGCATTACAAGGCGGTCTATAGCCTCGGCTACATTCTCGGCAAGCAACCCGTCATGGTTGCGGAACTGTAAGTTGTTGGTAAGAGGTTCTTTACGGCGCAGTATCAGCTTCACTGTGGACGCTGGGGCCGAGTTCATGGTGACTGTGGCCGAGCCATTACCGTCAGCAATAGACACGGTGTAGTCGGTAGTTAAGACCTTAACTACCTCTGCGCCTGTGGCTATTGTGTACTCGATAACCTCAATGTCAGAGGTTGAGCGAAGCGGCTGACTCCACGCGAACGCGACAGTACCGCCGTCACCGTCGTAGATTACCTTGTCTGTAGTGGCTGTTATTGACATAATTTATCCCTTGATTGGCCTATTATAGCATATGTTAATGGGTTATATTGCCCCGACGAATGGCTTGGTTTCTTCATCTTTCCTTCCTTGCTCGGACACATAATCAGAGAAGCCCTGCAACTTTAACGGGTCAAGTGTTATCGCGCCCTCTGCTGTGTCCTGTATATTCTCAAGCGGGATGCCTGTGACAGACCCACCAAAGAAGGCAATCGCCTCAATATAATCACCGCTAGTAACAGAGGATGCAATATCATTGAATGTAGAAACCAGCACATCCTCGGCAAGCGCCTCGTCTGAATATGGGTCTCCGCCAGTTGCCGCCGCCACGAGTTTAGCCAACCCAGGGCCAAGGGCGGGGATGGAACCTAGTGGGCCAGCAATCATGTAGAACCAGAAGTCACCCTTAAAGTAATCTTCGAGATCACCGAAGCCACCAGCAATATAGCCAAACAGTGCAGATACAGAATGGACGACAAGCGTCTTACGAATTGCCGTTTGCAAAGATATTTTTCCATTACTCCATTCAGCCCAAGCCCTTCTCTCGTAGTTGGCAAGTGCCACGGGTGATGTCGAGAACATGGTTAGAAGTTTTGTGAGGTCGCCCTTTTCCAGACTTGCCAATGTTCTATTTGACGGCAATGAGGATTGCTGAGTCCTCTCTGCCCATGCCATGGCGTAATCAAGGGCCACATCTCTTGGTGAACCCTTAGACTCCAAAGACCTCATAATGACATATGCACCACTAGCTACAGCAAACTGGTCGCCAACAGTAACATTGAGGCCAGACCACTTTCTGATATTCTGTACCAGCAGATTCAGTTCTGATATCTTCCCATTCATAGCTGGCAAGCTATCAAAGGCAGTAGCCATTTCGGGATCAAGTGTGTTGCCACGATACTTGAGAGTGTCGTGCTCTGCCAACTCCCTAAAAATCTCAGCAGGGTTAGACATGAACTCACCCATATATTTAAGGTAGTCCAGGCTACTAACCTCGCCCATCGCAAGAGCAGACGTAATCATCTGCTTCTCCATAATCTGTAGGCTGGCACCAATACGAGATGTAACAATATTGTTGAGTACAAACTTTGCGACACCATTATTAAATGCAGTCTGGGCTGTCCGCTCCTTCTGCAACCTCTCTATATACATCATCAGGTTGTTGTAATTGCTCTTGCCATGCTTGTCAATGAAGTCAAGTTTAACCTGTTCGTCACTCAGAACCTCATTCGCCTTTGAGAAGAAGTCATGATAGGCGATCCAGTGCTGTGTACCCCGAACATAAAGAGTAAAGTTCGAGAAGGCATCCTGCTCGACATCAAGCATATTATTACCCTTAACCTCCTTGAAGAAGGTAGACTCAGCGAGGCCCATTATCGTGAACTCATTGGTAAGATCCATATCGTCCTTACCACCAGTAACGGTTCGTATCGGTGAGTAGTTGTTTCTCTTTCTGAGGTTGTGTCCGTATTTCTTCCTATACTCTGGGTTGATGTCGCTATCGTACATCTCGTCATACAGGGACATTATGGAGTTTGCGAGAGCCACACCGTCCTTGCCGATATATGCCTCAATCTTATCGAGTTCGACTTGCTTGATTCCGTTCTTCTCGATAAGTCTTTTCTTTGTGCCATCATTTTGGGCGTACATATATATAGTTAACAGTTGTCCCATGGAGTATTTTTTTTGTCCACGCGAAGTTCGCACCGACAACTTAGGCTTACTTCTGAGATCCTTATATGCCGCAGAGTCCATGACGGTCTTTGAGAACTTATTCATCCACTGATTATACTTCCTGCGATAAGCCATATCAGCATCAATATGTTTCGAGAGTACTGTGTCTTGCAGGTTGAATATCTCAAGTAGGGTATTGTAATGATATGCGTACGTTCCCCAAAGGCCACCAACATTATCCCTGGCCTCTCTAGTAATCTCAGCTAAAGTTCTATCTATGTCGGGGGGTAGTTTCTCTTTTATTTTTTCCCTTACTGGGCCTTCGGTTTTTGGCACCAGTCTCTTGAGTATTTCTTCTTTATCCCTTTGCGCTAACTTCTTTTTGTTCTTGCTCTTAATCTCACCCCAAGCCTTGCCTGAATCAACAAAGTCCTCAAGATTTACAAGGAACACACCCCAGTCGAAAGCTGTGCCATCAATATCACCATCGCCTAGTGACATATCCTTCGGCCTTGCGCTGTCTGCACGAACTAGCTTAGCGTACATAAATGCCATCATGTCTGCATTGTTGCTAATCATATCGCGAGACAGGGAAATGATAAGTTCGGAAGGATCAACCTTACCCTTCCGTATAGCACTCATCACTTCAAGTGCGTCATTGATGTGCGCCCCCGCCTCCTTGATTGGGTAACTCTTGACTATAGCTTCGACCCGCTTAACAAAACGATCCCTGTACATCTGCTCGACAGCTACAGAGTGGGCTTGTTGAAGTTTGCCAACCTGCTCAAGAAACGCCTCTTGTGTCATGGCTGGATTCTTTATTGCTCGTCTTAATTTTACCTCCAAGGCATCAAGTTCTTCCTTGCCGAACTTCATGCTACGGAACTTACCCTTCTTGCCAACCTTCTTCTTCGGGCCGAACCTGCTGGCACGAGCCTCTTTCATGATGCCATCAACAATTTTGTTAAGTTCTTTATTGATTGCTGTAGCCTCTGCCTCGGTCATCTGGCGAGACAGCTTCATCCCCTTAAAGAAGTCTGCATAACCAGCCTCCTCCAACTTCTTTATGATACCAGCACGAACCTGTATCTTCTTGCGAGCCAGTTCGGTAATGGCTGTCTCGTCCCCCATAGACTGGACAGTATCCATCTCGTCGATAAGAGCCTCTACATCCGCAACTTTTCTCGCAGCTTGTTTTTCTATACGTTTGAATCTAATATTTTCTTCAAGACTCCAAACAAAATCTTGGTCCTCCCGCATCTCGTCAATAAATACTTCGTACTCTGCCTCCTCGACAAGTTCCATTGCGTCCTGTATCTCTTTACGGCGACGATCAAATATAACATCAAACGGATCTTGCCCAGACTCTATTGCCCTCTGAGTTGACTCGTCTATGTCTGAAAGTATTTCCGATACGGCATCAACAAGGGATTGAGTTTCTTCCGACAACCCTTTATCCTTAAACGACTCTCGGAACTTTATTACAAACTCTTCACCCTTCTGCTCAATCTCGGATAGCTTGGCCTGCTCCTCGGATAACTGTTGTTGAAGAACGCGAAGTCTACCCTCTCGAACAGCAGCACCCGCCTCCATCCTGCGGGTGTTCATACCATCAATAACTTTCTGTACTTTCTCGCGGAGTTTCTTCGTGCTGTGTATTACAGGGTCCACCTCGACCCCATTCATAAAGTCATTGATGATCTGCTTAACAACCCCGCGTTTTTTATTGATATCATCTGCCGTCAACAGGAGGGGTGTTTCACTTGATGCGTCCCTATCAATCTCTGCCTCTGCCATTACCTCCTTAGCAATCTCTCTTTCAAGTGCGCCAGTTGATAGTACAACCTCCCCGTTAGCGTTTATAACGTAGACCTTGTCTCTGTCCCTCGGGAACTCCTGCTCTGAAACAACAACAGGATTGCCAATAGAACCTACAGGTTTAGCGCCATCGGTATCGCGAGATGAGACAGAACCCAATAGTGGTCCAGCAGAGCCACCAAGAACCCCGCCGATAATGCCGCTTACTGCGACACGCTCAAAAGCCTCTTCTCCAGAAATCTCTTCTATGTCGGCAAACATCCTGCCAGAAATCTCGGCAAGTTCCTGTGACCCCTCCTGAACAGCCTCCGTAGCCATACCCTTGGCGGCCCGCATAAGGACGTTACCACTGACCTTGAACAGCGCGTCTATGCCAATATACTCAAGCGCACCAATAGCAACCGCCTCAACGGATGAATAGAATGATGCGTCACGAATGTCCATACCTGACTCGATGGCGGCCTTATACGCATCTGTCTGTTGTAGGGACATAAAGTATGTGGATGCGGTGGCTGGGTTCTTTGTAACCATCGTGAGACCAGCAGCACCAGCAAGACTAATCGCGCCCTCACCAAGCAACCCAACCCATGTAGGGTCAGCCTCTCTTAATTCATACTCAGCAATAAACATATCGTTCGCGCCTTGTAAGAACGCCCCTGCGCGAATCCATTCCTGCGAAGTATCTAAACCCGTTATCGCGTCAAACCTAGACACCCACTTACCGAGCATCCCGATAGGGGTAACCTCCGTGAACCCGCGCTTAAAGTCAAACGGTTCATTCAACTCGGCGAAGGGGTCGCGCTCCTCTGCGTACTCACCCGTCTGCCTTATAGCCGATCCAGCAAAACCCAGCGTCATATCTGATGCTGTTGCGATCCACCTCTTGAATTGACCGACCGTATTATCTGGGTCTGAAAGATCTCCGGTCAAGTCATAGCCAAGCAATGAGTAGCGGTCATCGTCAATAACAGTCTCACCAAACATCGAGGCGGCAGACTCTCCATTCGCCAACTGCTGGTGAATATTCAGCATCGTTGGTGATGCGCCCTGTGGGGCTTGAATGAATTGGCTTGACGAAGGATTGAACTGACGAACCGCTTGCCCAGACGGGGGAGCCATTTTTTGCTCTTGCTCGTTAAGCAACTCGTCTATGCGCTGTCCGCTAAGGGTGGGCGATACTTGTTGCTGGTCAAGCAACTCGTCTATCTGCTGATTTGTTAATGGTTCTGGCATATTATCTGTATGATTCCGCTAGTTTTTGAGCGTCTGCGTCTGGAAGGCCAGCACGGGACGCGATGTTGTACGCATCGATATAGCTAATACCTCCATTCTTTGACACCAACGAGTCTATAACCCCTTGGGCTTTTTGCTTGGGAGGCACCACACTCTGTTGCTGGCTAGAGTTTTTAAAGTCCTCTTTATCCTTGTCGTTAAAGATTCCTTTGCCCTCGATTATTTTATCAATCTCTTCTTCTACGATCTTGTCTATCTTCTTCTTTTCATCAGAAAGAGGGTCATAGTTGAACATGCCAGTAGTAATTCTGGTTAAGGCACCAATCGACGGAGATTTAAAAAGACCATAATCGCCAGATGAATCGATCTCTGAAAGCACCCTCATCTTAACACTATAGCTAAGGCTTGCAAGGTCTGATGTGCTGAACCTGCCAGAGTATCTTGATGTTGTTTCTTGGATACCAGATAATGCGTGTTGGGCCAGGGATGGAGTCTCCATCATCTCAGGGATAAGAGAGCGCTTACCATCGTCACCCATATCCAGGTAGTTGCCAGACATGGCTGATATATCGAAAACAAAACCAACCATCTGACTCTTTTTCAGCAACCCATCAGAGTATGCCTCCTGTATCTCAGAGCCAAGTTTTGCTGCTTTTTGAGAAAGTCCTTTCAGGACTTCCGGTGAGATATCTGTGCCATCTTGCTCTTTGTAGTATGAGGTTTCATTCTTGAGGTTCTGAATGAGTTCTTTATATAGAGTGTTCGTCGCAGCAATATCTTCTACACTTCCTAGCTCTGGCTCAAAGTCTCCATATATAGATGCGTGAACATCCATAGCATATTTTCTCTGGGCATCGGTGGTGAAGTTGTCGGCAATAAATGCCGCGCTCTCTTTTGAGGACATCGCGTTTGGGCCAACCGATCTCTGGAGCAAAGATGCCTGAATGGAGTTTCTCTCTAGCGTACTCTCTAAGACAGCGAGATCCTGCTTCTTGCCGAGCCTTGTGAGTGCGCGAGACTCAAGCGTGTCACGTTCCTCAGCATCAAGCATCTGGTTGATTGGGTTGTTCTCATCACCGAGGACCGCGATAGCATCTTCTGGTTCAAGGTTGGCTATATAGTTCCTTGCGTAATTACCGTAGAACTTATTGCCCATCTCTGCCCTTTTCTCGGGCGTAACAAACTGGTCGTCGTCCACAGATGCAAGCAACAACTGCAGGTCACCCAAAGAGTTCTCGTCGTTACGCTGGATGATCTGTCTCGCAGCAAGTTCTTGTGACCCAATATACTCAGACTCAAGATCGTCACGCATCGCCGTACCCATACGACCAAGCGCATTAAAGTCTGATATACGGTCAAGCTGTAAGAACTTATTAGTAAATACAGGGGAGCGACCGCTCGTTAATTCCTGGTTGTATTCATCCAGCCCAGACTTAAATACATCAAGGTAGTCCTCTGGGTTCTCGTTTCTGCGAACCTCTTCTTGGAACTTTAATCGCCAAACCTGCTTCTCGTTGTATGCGCGAATAGCCTCGTTGGTTTCGCGGGCCTCGGCAACCTTTAACTTAAACTCATCCTCTTGACGGTTTCCCTTCTCGACCTGTGCAGCGATTCCAGCAACACCCTTGAGGCCCGTAGCAATAGCCATAGCGGGCGGCGGTGCTACGCCTGTCGGGATATTGATGCTTTGTCTTGGTACGATGTTAGGCATAATAAACTCCTAGAAGCCGCCGCTGAGTCTTTTCTGTCTCTCAAGGGAAAAATAATTTGCCTGATTTTCCTTAGAAAAATACTTCTTGGCTGCACTACTATGTTTACGCATCATGGCTCGTTCTCGCGCCGTCTTGCCGCCCATACCCTTAGAGCCTTGCGTCATCCCCATCTGCGCCTTGAGTCCTTGCTCATGCTGCATCTGACCCATGATCCCACCAGCGGCAGTAGTGATACCGCTAAGGATGCCGGACATCATAGCGGACTTACCTTCACCCTCAACCTGCGCTTGCTGGATAGCCGTGGCGTACCGCGACTGGGCCAAAGCGTCAGCGCGGTTAATGGCACTCTCGGCAATCTGGTTCGAGAAACCCGTGGACTGTAGCCCGCTAGCGGCGATACCGACCTTCTGGCTACCGATAGCCTTACCCATATCATAATCAATCTGTTGTCGCTGGATGATCCCTTGCTCGCCAATAAGTCCCGACTGAGCGTCAGCCGCGCCCTTGGCTCCGATACCCTCAACAACAGATGCCGCACCAGCGACGATGGGTGCTACATATCCCATGTTACGATCTCCCGAACAAGTAAGCGTCCGAGCCGTTCGGGTAGTAATTGTGCATTACACCCTCCAACTTGAACCCGAGCATCCCAGCCCAGCGGTACGCTTCCTTAAAATTCGTTTCTACTGCCATCTCAATTCTCTGCACGTCACAGTTATCCAAAAACTCAAGCACCGCCTTGTGGAAGTGGATGAAGTCTGTTCCAATATGGTCCGATATGAGCGCCCACGCAAGAGCGCGATGTCTTTCAACAATCCAGATACCAGCACAGCCAAGCACCACGTTGTTCTTACCCAGAAGCGCGAACGCTGGACCAGCACCGATGAGGCTGTCAGCGTACTTATCTTTATCGGTGTAGTCGAACGTCCACGCCTGATTCTTCTGGACAGGCAACAACGCGATGTGCCATGGCTCTAACTCAACGACTCTTAATCGTTGGTCTTGAGCCGTGGCATGATAGCTTGTATCTGTGCTGGAAATGGTCCTTCTCCCTTAAAGTACATATACCCTTCACGCTCATACGTTCCAGGCCACGGTTTGATTATATGGTCGCCCGTGTAGAGCGGGGTCTTGAGTCCTGCGTTCGCGCCATAACCCTCGACAACATCGCGAAGGTTTGTAGCACTATCGCCTACCTGTAACCCGAGTGTATTATACACCCTAATACCAACTTCGTCTATACGTTTCAACTTGCCCTGCGCGGTCCCGTACTCGTTGCCCGCCTCAATACGATGCGTTTCCATGTGCCACGTTGTCGGCAACCCGATAGAGACTCGCGCACCGTACTGGTTGGTGTCGAGAGTTATCTTCCCAGCATTCTCTCCTTGGATTCTACCTGGGACCGTCTGGTTGGTCAACCAGCGACCATCAGCGTATATCTGCACAGTGTTTCCCGCAAGGTGCTGTAGCCCTGTGAATGTGTTGGTGCAAGCGCGATAGCCGCCCGTGCCTTCATAGATCGTAATACCAGTATCAGCACCACCGTCAAAGGCTGAGCCATCCAGATAGACCAACTCGGATGAAGCACCAATCTTCATGTACGTCCCGCTCAATACGTCAAACGGTGCAGTATCAGTGTTCTCAAATAATATAACGTCACCAACCGACAAAGAGCCTGTACCTATTACTAGGTTGCTAGAGGTTACGGAATAGCCAATATTAGACACTAATGCGCTCGTGTACTTCACGCCACCATCAACATGAAAAGCATCCTCTTGATCAATATCATCTTCGTACCAGCGATCCATGCGCTCAATGAACTTAACAGATCCAATTTGGGTTGGTGGGCTTATGAGTGGTGGAGTATTATTTATATCTCTTGTTACAGCAAGCCACAACTCGTCACGACTATTATCGTCTGACGGGATCACAGCAACCGAATCGACCGACACGTTATCGCCACCAATAATGTGCCTGTGCCACCCGACAACCTCGGATGACTTATCGTAAGTCAGCCCGATAAGAGAGCCGTCCGTCAACACCATCCATAGCGTGTTGATAGGCTCTTGCTGCCACGCCATGTCGACTATGCCTGTGCGTGTCAAGTGCTCAGCAAGGACCGAGAGATCCGGTGCGCTGTATCCGTCTGTTTGGAAATTGTAGCCCATCTCGTGCAGCTTGCGACGAGCGGCCTGAACGAACAGTACAGAGTCTCCGATAGGAATTGGTTTAATATCCGCACACCCCACGGCGTTTTGCAACTTGTACGATGCGTTCGTCGGTGTGATAGGTGATGCGTTATCGTCTGAACTCAGTAACCCGACACGCTGCGTTGTGCCGACGAGAAGTCCCTTGGCGGTGGACTCGACCCATACGATAGGCGAACCGTCACCACCGCCGATATTCGCTTGAATGGCGGCGTTATCTTTTATGATACCAGCATTATCGAACGGGAAGAACTTCGCTTGTGTCGGCGAGAACTCGTTGGATGCAGACAGGTCTACGCGGCGCGGGTTAGCTGTGGTCCCGCCAATAGCGAGTCGCCCCTCGTGTAGAGACACGAACGACGGGTAGCCGTTGCGCTTACAGTATGTACCCGTTGACCAGAGGGTTGCGTTGGTGCGGTCTGTAGCTGTACCGGCAAACGCGCCGCCACCACCTGGGCCTGTCTGTTCAACAGACTTCCCATCATATCGAACAGTAAGCCAACTTTCATCCGCTCCGAAGAATGGCTTCTTTTTGCCTTCGTCAACTTCCCATATCACATCAGCATAAAACGTCTTAGAATCTATGGTTGATGTTGGTGATGTTGACGGTATCGAAGTGATGCGACCCCAACGCCAACGGGTCTTAATCTCGGGCCATTTGCGATTACGCTCAAAGTAAATCTGAACCTGACGATCAACCTTCTTAGTCTGAATTGTGGCTGACGCGGTGGTGTAGTGTGCGTTCGTAAATCCACTTGTCTCTGTGATGTTGTCGCCACTGACAGGATCAAGCAACTCGACCGTAGTTGATGTTGGGCTGGTGTTAAATGTGTTGCCAACAACAAATGTCCTATTACTCAGAACGCTCCATGGGGAGGTTGCGTAGTTGCTTGAAGTTAGCCCGCCAAGAACAATCTCGTCGCCAGTAGCCACAGGGCGAATCATCGTATTGCCAGACGTTACATCTGTATGGTTGATTAGTATTTGCGTGGCCGATGTTCCGTTACTCTTTGTTACCGACTCGACAGTAGTGATATGGTCATTGAAGCTACAATCATCACGATTGAATACATACTCGCGTGTTGCTGAGTTTCCTGTAGCGTATGTACCGAGCGTGAAGTCACGACCATCGGGCCATGTGTTTGCTGTCGTCAACCCAATCTCTATGTCTGTATCATTCTCGTCCCATGGACCGTTAACAAACGTAAGGTTGGCAACAGACCATGTGAGAGGTGAGGATGATGTGCGCGTCAACGCTTGCAGTGGATAGTCGGGGTGTGCTAGGTACAGAACATCATTACTCTGTTCATAGTTCACGCGGAACAATCCATCAGAGTCGAACAGATCATCGTAGTTGTATGGCAGCACAGTATTCAGTGGGCGACTGCACGTACCAGAGGATGACCCCTTTGTACTAAGGGAGCCAATATCGCTACCATCATAGTCTGTGATACTGTAGACATAGGTGCTTACCTGCGCCTTGATCTTGTACTCGCCCGTATTGAGTTCGGTTGCCTCCGTTAGTCCCGAGAATGTGACGACAGCACCAGCAACAGAGTATGCCGCACCAAGAGCGTCGCCCCCACTATCCACTGTGATTCGGGTTTCGCCACCAACAACATCAACACTGTCAATTGTACGGTCGTGGCTGTCTCGATTAACAATAGCCCCGTTCTGGTAGGTACGCATAATTGTACCGTACTCATAGTCGGGCGTGATCTCCAATATATATTTATCGGTGTCGTTGTAGTAGAACGGGATAAGGTGACTACGCGAACCATAGTCGATTGTGGATGGAGGGATGGTATTGCGTTGGCGGTTGATGTGCTCTGTTCCACCACGACGAGTAATTGGACCCTGCTTGAGCGGCAACAGATTGGTGCTGTCCTTCACCGAGTTCTGTCGGGAAGGTGCGTCGATATGCCCCTGCAATAGAGGGGACTGGATGCCGCCGTTAAATGATGTTTTGATAGGCGAAGCCTTACCCATTACTTAGACCCTCGCTCGTATCCACTCATCCTCGACATAGTTTTCAGGTGCATCTTCTTGTCCATTGATCCGCTTCGCTCGGGCCATCGTAACCTCATACTCCTGTAGGAGTCCCGAACTTTTTGTATTCGACTGGGTGATTCGCTCACACGCTTCGTATGCAAGGCGATACGCTAATGCCTCCACAAATAGAACGTCGTACCGCGATGTGTCTGTGACGCGGGCGACATACTTAAACTTCAAGGGGCCACTCGTCAGGCCATCCGTCGCATCAGCTAGGATGTTATCACCTTCAAGAGTGTAATCATCGTGGTCCTTGAGGCTTATCATGTATAGAAAGTCAGAGGGCTTCGGGTACAAGAACCCGAAGTCGCCCCACGCTGGAGTACCGCTAGACGCTACAGAGGTTCGCGTTACGGCAAAGTTCCACGGACACTCGCGCAGTACACGGTCGCGACAACCATCGTACAGCGCATCCATAGTCTTTGCCGCCTCAGTATTCTCTGAGCGCGAGGTGATCTGGTTGCCACCAAGGAGCGTGAGTGCCTTGTTGATAACGTCGATCTCTGTGTAGGTACTAGGCAAGTGGGTAATCCGTCTGTGCTAAAGCATCACGAAGGTTCTCGGCAAGATCGACATAAATATGACGACCGTAGTTATCGAAGACCAGGTGAGCCTCAAGCGCAACATCGCCAGCAAGTTCAAGAATGCTGTTGGTGTCGCCGCCACTGAAACGGAAGTCAACACCATGAGCATCGCCGAAGCTACTATCATATGTAATCTTTGTGCGCCAACCGGACGGTTCATCATTTATTACAACATCCCCGTCAGCATGTTCATCCTCGGAATCAATGTAATGAATGAGTCGCTGGACCGCATCAAGGATTTGGCTTTTGTTGGTGACGTTACCAGACTCCCAGCTAAGGGTAAGGTCTGCGCCGTAACCCGAGGAGTACGATAGGCTCGTCCCCGTGACGGCTTCACCTAGCTGGTCGCCTACACTCATTTGAATAAAGTGGACTGCCATTCTTTTCTCCTAAACCGCTTTGGGTGCGAGAGGGAAAACAGGAGGGAAACCCCCTCGCACCCTAGCGGATGATGGGCTAGATTACGTATTCCAGCTTGAACGTCACATCGCCAACTGCGCCGCCACTCACCGTACCGAAGGTGAGAACAAGGTCGAAGTTGCCATAGGACGGACGAGCCGAAAGTCCAGCAAGTTCCCAAGCGCGTTGTGTTGCCGTGCTGTGGTCTGCTGCCTCGAAACGATACTCTGCAAGCGTGGTCTGTGCTGTACCCATCGCAATCGCCGTAGCAATCGCGTCAGAGTCAACAGCCGTAGCACCAGCCGAACCGCCCTCATAGAAGCCAAGGTCAGCGGGTGCAGAGGTGCCGAGGTCATCGAACGCAAGTTGAATGCTTGTGATGATGGCATCAACAGGGACGCGGGTCAGCGTTACCGTACCACCCGTAGCGGGCGTGGTCGTGAGGAGTTTCGTATCAATGGCGACAACCGTGTCGGTGCCACCAGCATACGTGTTCGCGGATTGTGGGGGCGTACCCTCAACAAGCGCGATATTGGTCATGTTCTCGTTAGCCATGGTGATTAGTCTCCTCTACCGTTAGGCTTCGCTGGACAAGATCTGCATGACCTTATCTTCTTCGATGCGCGTTGCGCCGAAGGTCGAGTATACCTCAACATGATAAGGGTTGCGATGCAGGTCGTCGCGTTTTGTGATGTCTGCGGTTACGTCAGTCCAGATGGACAGGTTCATACCGCTCTTACACCAGAAGGGGTTTTCGCGGTAGCCACTTCCATCCGTGGTCAGACGGGTCGAGATGATGAAGTTGATGCCGAACCAACGCTTGAGGCCAGTACCGTTACCGGACAGAATTGCGTTGTCCTGATAGTCGGTGTTCGTTACCTTCACCTGCTCAAGCAGGTCGCGTTCCTGACCAGGTGCGATAGCGCAGTACAGCTGGTTGTTCGGATCATCAAGGTCAACATCATTGTTCATAATGAGTTCACGAGCGGCAAGCAACTTGTCCACGTTGAGGCCCGTAGCCGAACCAGCGCCTTCATCCACAGCAATAATGTTGCCAGCAGGGAAGGAGGTCGAGGTGCCACCGGAGCGACCCGTGTTTGCGGTTGCTGCGAAAGCGCGGATGATTTCGTCATCGTGCTCACGGTTGATAGCTGCCATACCCGTCTGGGTGTAAGCACCAGTCAACTCGATGTTGATTTTGAGTTTGTCGATCTCGTCGCAGATGTCACCCCATCCCTTAGAGATCGGGTATACCCAACGACGGTCGTGAGTGGTAGGCACAAGCGGCTTGGCCTGGTTGCGCGTGTTGATGTCCACGGCTTCGGCAGCTGCAACCTGATCGACAGGAGCGGCACCTTCACCCTTTGCGGACTGCACCATAACGGCGTTACGGAACTTGGACTGGCGTTGCTGAGAGAGCAACTGAAGATTGTCCTGATACGACTCGATGTACGAGTTCAGGATACTGGAATCAGACATTTCTGAAACCTCCATTGTTAAGCTAAAAGTTAAGTTCTTCTTTTAGGCTTGTCCGACTAGCGGGGCCGAGTACTGCATTCGGTCTTTCCCGAGTCAATGGGGGCCGCAACCTTGTCCATTCAATTCGTTGTGATTATACCACAACCCGTATTATAAACCAAACCTATCCTCCGTGGCGAATGGATTGTAGTTGTTTATACCGAGCATAGTCTGGGCCTGTGGACTTCTCCCACTGGGACATGACTTGCGGATCTGACGATGCTTTCGCCATCAACTGGTCCATTTCGTAACGGGCCTGTTCAGGGGTCATGCCGAAGTCGGAGCGTTTCTCGCCCTCAACCAGAGCCTTCTCGCCCATAGCCGACGCTACCTTCTGGAAGAACTTCATCGCGCCATCGTAGCCAAGACCATACTTAATAACGTCAAACGCCTCAGAGTCCACGCCCATCTCGCGCATACCCTTCTCAGCCATGAATATGGACTCGTCGTACTTAGTCCCCCACTCATTCTTGAGTTCGGTTTCCTGACGCTGGAACTCCGCTTGCATACTATCCTCGTATGCCTTCTGGTTCGCCAACTGTTGCTCAGCATCCAGCTTGGCTAACTTAGCGAACGCATCCTTGCTGATACCGTTCTGGTGGGCGAACTCGCGCATGGAATTCATACGCGCCTCGTCCAGCGTGATACCTTCGGGTAGTTCTACTTCGTACCCTTCCGGTGTCTCTGGGCGACCAAGACGATTCCAGACCTCGCCCATGTGCTCTGGAAGCTGTTCTTCTGGCAACGTGAGAAGGCGATCCTCGGGTGCGCCCTTGAACTTCTCAAGGTTGCGATAGGATTCGAGTAGTGCTTTGGGCGAGTCCCAACCCTTTGATTGAATGTAGCCCTGTGTCGATTCATCGATCTCCATCGAGGAGTACCAATTAGTCGGCGCATCCGGTTCAGTGTTACCGCTAGGAGTCGCCACCTCTGGTTCGATTGGTGCCATTGATTCATCACTCATCTCCACTATCCTCCAAGTATTTCTCTAGGTCCGCTAGATGTTTGTATTCAAGGAAGAACTTGATGCGACCAAGCACCTCAACCCTTCCCATCGCCTTTATGATCTCATGCGAGTCGCCTTCAAACTTCGCTTGGCGCAACCCGCAGAACTGCTCTAAATCTTCCATGAGGGGCTGGTGGATCTCGTCAACCATCCCATCGCTATCCACGCCGAACGCATGTTGGTACACACCAACAAGACGGCGGGTGTTCGCCGCATCATCCATCGACTAAATCTCCTGTGCTGTTTTCTCCGCACGAGCCACATCAAGCGCAGCGCCCGACAGGTTCTTTGCGTTTTCCATCATCATCTGTTGCTGTTGCTGCTGTGCGCGTTGCTGACGAATCGACTCGACATCTTCCTCGCCACGAAGTATCTTGGCGGGGGTGCCGTTCGCTTCCGCTTGCAACCGAATATACTCGTCAAAGTCAATCATGTCCAAAGCGTTCGGGTCGAACTGTGCAGCTGCGTACACCTGCTGTACCGTCTGTGTCGCGCCCAATGCCTCGTCCGCTTTCTGTGAGTTGGCAATCGGCGACGTATACTCGATGTCAAACTCGCCCTGCGCCTCAACTAACTCGGGCGGCATAGGCGGCAAGTTACCCGCCATCTCATGCAGGTTCACTTCGCGCTCAATCATAATCGCAAGTGACTCAGTTTCTTCTTGACCAGACATCGGCGCAAGCAGTCGAGCCTGTTCCTGTGAGCGCGTCAACACCTCGGTAGCCGTGGCCTCACGCTCAAGGTTGCTGATGAACAGGTCTAGCATAAACGCTTCACGGATCATCGCGTGTTCGGTCGCCAACATATCCGAGGAGATGTCGTATCGTGCGCCGTGGTTGAGCGGGCGAAGTGCGTCATTACCACCCGCGTCAATACCGCCACGGATAATCTTGCCTGGGCGAAGGTCTACCGAATTAACAGAGCCGTCGTCCTTCATCAACAAGGTAGGACGTATAGCCATGTGTCCCGCCTCGATGTGCGTCTTTTTCATCTGGTTGACCATCTTGGTGTTTGGCAAGATAGCCATAGCGACACCGCGACCGTACACCTCACGAGGCGACTTGGAGTCGCGAGAGATAGCATATGGGAAGTTATTGTATCCCGTCACGGCAAGGATAGCCTTGTCGGACTCATTCAATACGTAGTACGAGATGAACCTGCGCTCTTCTGGATTCAGGCTCTCGGGGTCGTACTGCGGGTTAGGCTCGACCGTATGAATCACTTCATATGTTTGCGTCTTATTGGTGGACTTCTTCTTGACGCTCTCAGGTACAGCGTCCTCGCCGAACTGCTGCTCCATTTGGCGAACCGTCATGTCTTGCTTGCGATAGCAAACATCAATGATACCCCAGGCGTTCTCTTCGAAGTAACACTGGGATAGATGGATGGTCTTGTACCGGATCTTGCGACCGATCATGTCCACGAAGATTACGCCGTTACCGAAACCGAACAGGCTGCGTACCTGCTCGTGGCGTTGACCTGGGTAGTTGGAGCCTGGTCCGTAGCGGTGACGGAACAGAACGTCCTCCACCATATCGTAATACTCGCGCACCCGCTGGTTCTTGTCCAACTCAAAGTTGCCGCTCTTGAGTCCATGCCATCGCTTGTTGCGTGGCGTGGTAACAGAATCGTAGAAGGATGATGCGCGGTTCAGCGACAACTCGGTTACGGAATCGTACTGGTTTGATCGCTTCTTCTCGCCAGGCGAATACATCGAGGTGAACATTCGATCACGTGGCGATGTGACCTCAGCCACTTCTTCCCACTGATTCTCGAACACACTACGAAAGGACTTCATGCCGTCCATTCGATTGACGATTCGCTGAATCGTATCTGCGTTCTGCTCAGGCATTAGACAAGGCTATGTGTTTGTGCGATGTACAGGCTAGCCGTTGTTGCGGCTCCACCCGATGTCGTGATCCGAACAAGACTGTCGTTTGGTAACTCGACATTGAAGAACGCATCGGTCGTCGTGCTTACTGCGTCGCCCGTAATGTCAGTCACTGCGATGTAACTCACTCCGTTGTTGAAGCTAACGTCCAGCGTCATTGTCCGACTATCCGAACTGGTGAGGCGACAGGCGGCTCGACCACCAGCAAACCTCACACCATCGCTAGACCCGTTGAGGTTGCTCTCAACTATAACTACTTGACTCTTCTGACCCATTAGTCACCTAACTTTTCTTTGCCGCGACCCGCGACAACGGTTGATGCTTCACCTTGACCTTCGGCGTTCGGTCCACGAAACTTCCTATATTGCTTTGCTCTACTGATTTCCGACGACTTTGGCTTCTCTGGCTCTGGCGGCTTGAAGATGCTACCCACTAGACTAATCCTTTTCGCTTCTGTGGCGCGTTAAAAGCGTTCCCCGCATTTTCTGATGCAACTTGTCCACCAAGTCCATTGTTAAGACTCTTTGGATTGTTACTTGGGTTGCGTCCAATACCAGCATTAAAACTATCAGACACATTATTATAGCCCCCCCGAGCACGATTACCGCCGCCCGAAGAACCCTTGTCTTTGTCCTTACCAAACGCCTGCCAAAGCAAGCCATGCTCGAACGGATTAACGCCACCCATTAGCATACCTCAAAAGTTAAGCACATCATATTCCGTCACAATTTTAACAGATTCTCCAATTCCGTGCAACATGGAGATATTCACAGGTTCCGAATATGTCATCGCAATAGCGTCACCACCGTCAGGAGAGGACACTCCGCGCTTACGCATATCCTTCTTGGACTCAAGCTGCAACACGCCACGCGAGTTGTTATAGTGGTACTGCGGGGCCATCAGGTCTGCCGCCAACTCATCCAGATTCGGGATCTCATAGGGACCAGCCTCCATATCCTCGCGCATACGGCCCCAGACCTCAGCCCTCTTGTTCAGATACCTGTGTGTGCCGTCAGCGCTCAGATCCACCGCAGACCCAGACACATTCACGGGCTTAGCGATATGACCCCAACCCATGTGTTTTAAGCGGTCGTACACACCAGCACCAATACCAATCACATCAACGAATAGTGCATGTAGCTTGTTCGCGTTGATGTAATTCACGCATTCCTGCGCGATCACCTGGGTGTCCATATTATTCTTGTACGTCACATCGAATACGCGCTTACCTTGCCGCCAACAGAAACCGATCCTGTCGCCCGTACCAGCAGGGTCACATGCGCCGATGCGTGGCATGGAATCATCCTCGATAATCGCGTCACCCTTCGGGATACGACACTGGGCAATCAACTCGGGTGAGATATAGGACTCGTCACCGGAAGTCTGGAACGCCTCCATCACGGTCGCTGGGTATTCCTGCTTGAATCGCCAATCTGCGCCAAGGCTACGACGCTTCATGTGTCTCCACCACATTTGGTCCCGAGTCAGATTATGGTCATCCATATACTCCAAATCTTCGGTCGGCACCTCGTAGTCGTCGGGTGCTGGCGAGGTGTACTCGTCCTGCCAGAACCATGGGACAAACACTAACTCGTACTCGTTGTCGCCTGAGATAGCGTCCATACACAACTCGTAGAACTTGCCCGTCTGTCCGTTGGCTGTACTCTCAAGGATAACGCAAGTACCCTCGGCAAGATTACCAGACGGGATAGCTTGCATCACACCATTAAAGTGCTCTTCGGCATCAGGCCAGAACGCGACCTCAGATCCGTGAAAGTTGTGGATGGTGCGACCGCGACCAACATTCTTCGCGCCAGCCGTACCGATGGCATAACTACTATCAAGGTCAGAGAACTTGATGCGCTTGAATGAAATAGCGTCAGTGCGGGGACGCAATTCATCTGGACAGTTATCGTGGAAGCGACGGGTCATCTCGAACAGAGCGTCCGTGGTGTCCGTTGCATGTGACAGGATGAACGTGTTGACGTTTTCTCGGAGCGTTGTATTCCGGTAGTAATAACCGCCCGTGAATGTGGACCCGCCAATCTGACGAGATTTCAGCAACAACATCCGCACATAACCCTGAGCCGCAATCTGCATCTCGATGCGGGACAGAATATACTTCTGTGCCTTGTTCATAAGGAAGGGCTTGAGTTCACCCTTCTTCGTCGAAATCTTCAGGCAGTGCTCGGCATAGAACTCGAAGTCCGTGCTTAGCCTATCCCGTATGTCATCCGCTGTAACAGACAAGAGTTAGTCCTTGATAGAGTCGAGTAGTTCCTTGATCTCTTTTCTGATGTCATTCTTGAAGTCGATACTGTCGGTACGGATCTCGACAACCGCATCGCGCACCTTGTCGCCAAGGTTAGACTCGGCCCATGCGTACCCGATATAGAAACCGAGTACCGAGCCAAGTGTTGCGCCAAGCGACACCGCAATTAAAATTTCACCCATGACAGTTCTCCTATGTGTTTTGGATCAAAATCAAATCATATTCTATTGCTATACCAGAATTAGAACCCGAAGATACTTCCGCTGTAAACCAGAGGTCTGTTTTTTCTGTGAATACCGGATACGAATTAAAGTTCTTTTCGCTCGATCCAAGGAACTCATGGTACTCCTTAATAACACGACGACCCTGAACAGGAACCGTAACATCGTCAGCGTTCTCGCGTTTATAGAAGTGTACGTCCGCACTCTTGTTTGAGTCCACATTCACATAGGTCCGCGTCAGATAACCTGTGTATCCAGAGGGGATGGTGTACAAGCTACTCTTGCTCTGACCGTCGCCCTGTGGAATAATAATCAAATCCGTCCCACCATTCGTTTGAATAGTTATATCTGCCGCGTTACCACCAGCAGTACCAGAAGTGAACGCAGTACCGAACGATGAAACATACGCATGAAAGACACGAATAAATGTGGTGGTCGTTGCACTCGACGCTGATGCGCCAGCAGTAGCCACCGCCTCAGAAGCATTTTGCCAATTCTCATCAAGGCCGACAATTGTAATCTCGCGAGCATTTGTACCTGCCGCCGTATCGTTCGCGTCGCCACCCGCCTTAATTTTTACTGTTGATGCGGAGGTCGGCATAACAAGAACACCATCCTTTGAGATGGACTCGGTTGAGGATGCGGCAACATCCTTATTTAACCCAAACTTGTATATGAGTGATTGACCTGTAATTAAGCCACGAGCGATAGCCAAGTTATTAGATACAGGTAGCGGATTGGTAGCCCCCACCGACGCACCATCAGCAAGTAATGAAAACCGTGCTGGTCCGCGATTGGAATCGTCTGGTGTTGTGTTGCCGAAGTTGCTAGCCATAGGTCGCTATTATATCACAGTTCGCGGGGCGCTGTGTCCTTTGTAAACCCGTTCTCGCGGGTTATGCCATTAGCAGGATCTTCCCACGCCTCGTGGATTTGATGGTCCCACTCATTAGGAAAGTAGCGGGGTGCCGTTTCCTTCTGTCGCTTCTTACGCGCACGTTTCGCATAAGCGGCCTTCTGCTTAGCCTTATACTCAGGACTGCGAATTAACTCGCGCTGGCGCTTACGGACGCCAATATCCATACACTCTTCGCTACAGTACGTCCGACGCTTACGCTTACCGCTGCGCTGGTACAGCGTCTTAGTCTGGCCGCACTCTTTACACGTCAACTCGTAACTGGGGTCTTGTGGCTTCGCCTCAACGGTTTTGGATGAATCGAACTTCACCCCGTTCTTCATCGGCTTGGCCTGGATGATGTCTATCTTCGCTTTCACTTTTCCTCCAACTTCATCGGGAATACTGTGGCAAGTTCGCCACCCTCAATCAACGCGCACGAGATGAACGGGCGTTGGAAGTTCTTCGCGTAGCCCATCGCATACGCATTACGGTCAATACCGCAACCGACCTGACACGCGAACAAACGCTTGTCTGCGCCCGCGAAGTTCTGGACATACGCGACCGTGTGGTGGTGGCCCTGGACCGTGGACTGGAAGTCGCGCTGTGCGCGAACGTGCGCCTTCGGTCCTTCGCCGTGGACGTACTGAACATCGTCTATCACAACGCGCTCAACCCACTCCCAGTTCGGTGTACCCAGTACATCGTTGTACTCGCGTATCCACGCCAAAGGAACGTCGCCGTCAACCGCCTTACGGAACGCTAAGCGGTCATGGTTGCCGATACACACCGTCGCCTTCGGGAACGCCTTGTACCACAACTTCACCTTCGCAATCGCAAGGTCAAGTTCTTCCTGACCACCCATACCCGCAGGGTCCGTCGAGTGGAACGACGCATAGTGGTTGTCGATGATGTCGCCAATGAACACGATCCTGTCAGGCCGATACTTCTTCTTCTTCTCACGACAGAACTCAAGGTAGCCGTCGAGACAGAATGGCTCGTGCGGGTCGCCTATGACGAGGACTTTACTCACGTTACACGCCAGCGTTCAGGTTGTCGATTACCATTTCTTGGTCTTTCAAGAACTGATGGATTTCTTCCACTAGATATTTAGCCTCGTAATCAGGAATAATGCAACAATGCTCTGGCTCACAGCCACCAACATACACCTCGACTGACCCCTCGAATTGATGGGAGTCGCAAATACAGTGTATCTGATCAAGGTTCACATACTTCTTAAAATCACCACCAACCAGTAAAAACATTCTCACCACACCATCTCCTTAAATGTTGGCGTACCCTTACGCTGTTCCCAGGCCACAGGCTTACGGGGCGACGAACAGCACCCTGTAAGCCACACAACTACCAATAGGAGAACGCAAGTATATATAATTCTGTCCACCCACTTAGTCATTTAAGTCCTCCACGCCCGACAACGCATCGTCCACAGCATCACCCAATTCGATCTCGCCGTCCACTGATTCAATTCTGTCACGGATAATACCGATCATCACAAGGTACAAACGACTAGCAACGAACCTTTGAATATCTTTGTCTGGAAGATACGCCAAGTCGAAAGTGAAGCTGGCTTCGAACGCTGGGTTTTTGAACTCGACAACCACGCAGTCCGTCGTCAGGCCGTCCTCGTCAACCTCGACCATACGAAAGTCTGACTCGTATCCTAACCCATCAAGATACGCCACAACCCACTTACAGAACTCATCCACTTTTTTCATTATCGTTCAACCTCTTTGCTATGTCCTCAAGTATGGACTGCTGTTTTTGCTCTTCTTCAACGTCCTTCAAGACAGGAAGCACTTTATTGATAAGGGTGCTCATAATCTTCATACGCTCGGGCTGAGAGATGTAGCTATCCTCTTGCTGGCTAATCTCCACCTCGTGCGTGTCAGGGTTCACGAAGTACTCGCGACCCGTCAGACCCATCTGGATGTACATCTCCAGCAACCCAGAGTCGATGATGTTCTTACGGATCTCCGACAGCCGAACACGGGTTGCTTGCTGGATGCCCGTGTCTGTCTTGGTGACTTCACCCACAGACAATCCCTCCTATCACCGCCTTGCCGTCAACCTCATAGTACTGACCCATAGAACGCAGCTGTGCCACGCAACGACCGCACACCTTAGGGTGGATACCATCAGAGCCAACACACTCCTTGTGTCGCCAACAACGAGCACACTTGGGGTGCGGCGACTTGACAACCTCAATCTTGAGTTCCATTTGAAACCTCCAGCTTCAAAACCTCCCGCTTCGCAACTGCGCGGACACGCTCGGCCTGACGCTGAGCACATGCCAACGTCAATGAGGCCGCGTGAATCTCTTTACGGCAACGCTCCAGTTCAGTCTCCAACTCAGCAATTTCGAACAGAAAGTCGTCGTCTATGTCGCGAATGTCACTCATCTCGTCACCATCCATCCCTTTCCTGGGTAAAGTGTGCTGTAATGCGCCAAGCACTCAGCGTCGCACACGCGATGACACGAAGGATGCTCAGAGTCCGTAAAAAAGTCCAACTCGCGCAACTCCATGCCGCACTGGGCGCAGGTGTCAGTGCCTCGTTCCAAGATCAATTCCCTCATCTTCCTCATCATCCTCAAGGTCGCACAAGTCCTCGCCATCGAACGGGTGGGCTTGCTGTTGCTGCATCGAGAGCCACATGTACTGCCGCCAGGGCGGTATCGCGGAACGCGGGTCGAGTCTCATGTCACCATCTCCCAAAGGTACGCCATGTACCCGTCTGTCACCAACAACACCGTGTAGTACGAGACAGGAATCACAGCACGTCTCCTATTGCTTGCCCAGAACAGCGTACAGTATGAGTGCCGTCACTATCAGAATATAAGACAACCATAGTTCCGTCATAGTCTACACCCAACCACACAACGGAGTCGCGGGCAATGTACATCTCTTCAAATTCGCCGTGGAAGTCGTCTGACAACACTTCGCGCAGGATAATGAAATCGGACACATAGACCGCCTTTCTACCCGCTAGAAGTATTATATCACGGCGGGCGCGATTATAAAAGGTTAACTGTTTTAAAAAATAGGGTCGGGGTAAATCGGCCTTTCCCTGCGCGCGAGAGCCGGCTCGCCTCCCCCCGCCCCCTTCCTGGGTCAAGGTATAGATACGGCCTGGGCTTATTGATAATCGTTCTCATTAAGATAATAGCCTATTGATAATGAATTATCATTATCAGTTAATGGACTGATTGGGTAAAATAATTGTAGACAAGCGGAAACTTTTCTGATAGTGTAGGTATATGTAGTGTAGTGGGCGGCGTGGTGTCGCCCAAACAAACAGGAGATAGAACAATGGACAATGGTATCATCCTATACGAAGGCCCATCAAAAATAGACGGCAAGCCTATAGTCGCAATTCTAACAGGCCTGGCAAAAGATTCTAGCAACACTAAAACAGGTGCAATGCTGCAAACATGGATTATTCGGTCTGATATTGCACCACATCACGCGCAAAAAACAGGCGATGATATTAGCGTGTGTGGGTCATGTTTGCAGAGACCAGCGATGCAAACATTGCGTGAAAAACTAGCCAAGCTGCTAGGTGTATCACGTAGACAATGTTACGTTAAAACGTTCCAAGCACCCCGCAGCGTATATGAAGCCTATCACTGTGGCAATTATCAACACTTAGAAGATATTAACCAAGACGATCTGATTGATGCAATCGGCGACCGGATGCTGCGTATTGGTTCCTATGGCGACCCAATGGCTATTTCTGCGGATATCTGGATTTCAATACTCAAGTATTGCGGATACCCGCGAACAACCGGATACACTCACCAATGGAAGCGGCAAGGCGCGAAAGCCTACACTTCATTTTGTATGGCGTCATGTGATTTGGAATCAGATATCCCGAAAGCAAAGCGCTTGGGATTCAGAACAGCATTAATCGGCGAACAGTCGACCTGTCCTGCACAACTGATGCCAGAAAAACATACCTGCAGCACGTGTGCCTTGTGCGATGGCACCACTGGCGATGTCGTATTCTCAAACCATTAATCCCCACCACCAAATCCCCACCAACCCCGCCAGTATCGCGCTGGCGGGTTTTTCTTTTTCCACCAACGCGACAACCATACCCAAAACGCGAAAACGGCTCACACGTGCGCACAGCTACAACCTGCAATAATGCAACAAAAGACGCAATGTTACAATAAACCCAATATTGTACTCTTAACCCTCACTTTAGCCTTTATTTATAATAATAATTAATAATAATACAATAATATAATACAGGTACCTCCCCCCCGCCAGAGTGGCTACCCGTGAGTGTCCCTGTGCCTGTAGTATTGTATTTTGTAGTATTATTGCAACCCGTTGTCGCCCAACGACTTAAGCGGCTCAATAATGCAATTTTGGCCTAATTGTACAATAAACACAAAATAATCCTTGCACTTGATGCAACTTTCTGCTATGTTGATGTATATAGAAAACAGTACGCGCAATAACGCGCAACAAAACAACAGGAGTAAAACACCATGGAAATCGTAGCATCTTACACCAACCCACACCAAAATAGCCGCCTCATCAATCCTAACAGCTGGTTTCAGTATGTAGGGACTCAACCGAATCCGTTTCTGGTGGCTGATGGCGTATCTATAACGCTATTTCACTGCGATGAAGGGACGTTTATAACCCAAGAGTTTATCGAGGGTGGTGTGACAGTTGCAGAATATGATTCATATTTGGAGCGATAGTCATATTTGACGCAAAATTAACAGGAGGAATAAAAATGGTTTCATGGAAATATGTTGCGCAACTTGTAACATCGGGTGCAATTGAGAGCCTCGACTCAGAGGGTAAGCGTATTTTGTTTGAGAATATTGAGCGTATGGCGGTCATCGCTGACCTTTATGTTGATGAGCATAAAACAGGAGAATAAGAAATGGAAGTTTATCACTCAGAATTTTACCAAGCTGGACGCAATATCGGGTTATGGCTCTCGATTTCGGATGATCGTGGCGCGTGTTGCCGAATACGAATCACCACTATGGGAAAGTATTCGAGAATAACGCATCCTAGCGGCGGCGTAACTCTATGGAATCGTGAAACCAACCGAATCACCTCGATTTACTAGGATCGGTTATACGATCCCGCTTCACTCGACAGGGTGGGGCGTGATCGGGAATAACCCCGAATTAACAGGAGGCTACACCATGAGCGATGAGACAAAGGATTTGGAATACGTGAACTACTGGCCTGACCTCGAACCAGGAACGCAATTCGTCATTGAGGGCGACAAGCCATGCCATTACACAACGGACCCCGATACGGGCGAGTTGCTGCTCACCTGGGCCGATTGGCAGATTGGAACGGTGCTGGACACTATTGAGCGCACTAAAATGTATGTGTATAACGGCGGCACCCGCGTATATCATCATTCGCACAATCCCGAATTTGACGAAGATGCTAGGCGGGTCGCGGTGATTGGCTATGTATAAAATTATTGAAACCAAAACAGGCCGCACGGTATTCTATCACCTGGAACTGGACGGTGAGGCGGTGACGAAGCGTCACCGCACCCGATTCGCGGCCTATCGAGAGTACCAGAAAAACAACAAAGGAAACGACTAATGCGCGATGTTGACCAAGTAATTACCGACCTGAACCAAATTATTGAGGACGAAGTGTACCCGCTCGCGCCTGAACAGATTGCTGCGGTTGCTGAATTCCTGGCAGACAAGCTGCATGAGATTCGGGAGTTTGTGGTATGAGACGCTGCGAGTACTGCCACAACGAATGCGAAACGTACCCGACCTGGGACTGCTACGGGCGCATCGTCGGCTACGTGTGCGACGATTGTACGGATGAGATGGAATGCCAGCGGCAACTGAGCGTCGAGGACGGCGTATAACTAACAGGAGGCAAAGGCAATGATTGATAAGGGTGATTTTTGGTATTTTCTGGGAAGCCAGATTCGGGAGTGTGGTGATGTTTGGTGTGAGCCAGTATTGAGCGCGACCATTACGGGGCCGCAACTTCTCGACATCGCGCCTGAATCGGGTAGCCAATTCCTTGGCGTTAGGTTCATGCACCAGATTGGCGGTGCTGACGAAATGAACAGCGTAAAATTCCGCAGCAAGTTTTTCAGCTTCACGGTGTACGTGGAGGATGGTGTGATTTCACATAGCTGCCCGTTGCATCGCTTTGGTGCTCCAGAGCCAGAGTGTGTGCTATGGCGGTCTTAGTCGCTTGCGAGGAATCCCAGGCGGTCACTATCGCGTTGCGGGAACGCGGTGTCGAGGCGTTCAGCTGCGACATCGAGCCGTGCTCTGGTGGCCATCCACAATGGCACATTCGGTGTGACGTTCGTGGTGTGTTGGTGCGCGAGTGGGATGCGGTGATCGCGTTCCCGCCCTGTACTCATCTCGCAAGTAGTGGTGCGCGATGGTTCAAGGAAAAGCAGCGGGACGGTCGCCAGAAGCAGGGTATTGACCTGTTCATGGCGTGTGTCGATGCGAACGCGCCGCGTGTTTCGGTCGAGAATCCGGTGGGGATTATGTCAACGCAGTACCAGAAGCCCACACAGATAATCCAGCCGTGGCAATTCGGACACCCAGAGACAAAAGCAACCTGTCTCTGGCTCAAGGGTTTCCCCGCACTGGTGGAAACCGACAACGTAAAGCAGGAAATGATGGAACTTTCGACGGCTGAGCGTAATAGAATACATTATATGCCGCCGTCACCGGATCGCAGTAAATTGCGAAGTAAGACCTACAGCGGAATCGCACGGGCGATGGCTGAACAGTGGTTCTAAACAGGAGGCAAGACAATGGACAAGAAGATGGGATCTGAAATGCGGCTCTTTATCGGCAACAGCGAGTATACTGCCGACGAGTTGGAGGCAATGGAATTGTGCTATCTGATGCACGAAGAGGAAATGACCAAGGCGTTGCACCTGGAGGTGCGCCGTCCAACCAAAAAACAGGAGGTAGAAAAATGATAGGCGACAAGTATCTTACAGTGATCCCGCGAATGAAGGAACAGCCGAAATGGGACTCGCTGCCAAATGGATCGACGTTCAAGTTCCTGACAAACGATGTTTACGAGGAAAATGTCGCAAGCGGTTATGGAGCACAACTGCCCTGCCTCGAATCAATATATATCAAGATGGTTGATGGTGATGGTGAGCCATGGATGGCCCTACTATGCGCGGGACAAGGCGACCATAATAAGCCGTTTGCAGAGGTTTATTATTGGGGCCACGAATACAAGTGGATCGAGTATTCTGTTGAAACCGTATCAGTAAAAATGCTAATAGAGGAAGTTGAACCATGCGAAAGCTAATCATCGTCGTTGCTGGCCTTGCGCTCGTCGGCTGCGAGGGCGACACAATCAAATTTTGTCGTTGCAATCACGCCGCGCCAGATGCAACAATGGAATTGTACTCTGAGGGTGACGAGTATTATATGGGTGGACCCGCATACGTTGTTGACGCGCCGCTGTACGTGGAGATTCAAGACTGATGCGTAAACGATTTATTGCAACCGAGGCTATCGTGTCGCGTGAGCGCGTATGCCCTAGCGACAAAGAAGTGTACCTCGCCGAAGAAGTATTCCAATACAACACCGAAACAAACAATCTTATAACCAAACTATGTAACCGTATCAAAGAACTTGAACAGGAGCAAACAGGATGAGTATGAGTAGAGCACAACGAATGTATGACAACCAGACACCAGAGGATGGCTACAACGAGTTGCCCGACGAGTTGATGGAGCAGTACAAGGAAACCCAGGAGTTTCAGGAATGGATTATGGAAGATGCTGGCAACGGCGATTGGGTTGCTTGGGAAGAAAAGAACTACGACGCGATATACGAACGCGCCTGTGAGTACTGGAATGACCGTTACGCTGCGGCGGCCGACGATTACGCGGACGAGCTGCGCGACCGCATGAAGGATGGTTTGTGATGGGAACATACTGCGAATGTGGCAATAAGCGATTCTCTGAACTTCACGGGGATATGGTTGATGACGAATGGGTCTGTGAGTGCTGTCAACTCACGGCAAAGAAAGACCAGCGAATCGCAGAGTTGGAGGCGGACTTAAAGATAGCCAGTGATAAAGCCTATAACGCCTACAAGGAGCGAGAAAAAGAGTGGTTGGACAGGCTAAAAGAAAGGTACGAACATATAAAAGAGCGTGACAACAAGATAAAGGAATTACAGGCAGTAGTGGCTGTTCAAATGACCAGCTTTGACCCTTTCAGACGCATCGCGGAGTTGGAGGAGGAGCAAGTAACACTCGCCAAGGATGCTTATCATCGCGGTTTGCAGGATGGTCGTGATGTGCCGGATGACTTGCTGGAATGGCTACTAAGCAAGGCGCACTACTCGGGAGCGTGGGGTGACAAGTACGACAAGGCTGAAGCGATTCTGGCGAAACGGAAGGAAGAACAATGACTATAGAACAGTGTATCGAGTGTGGCAGACAATTCGAAAAGGTACACAACAACCAGAAGGTCTGCACCCAGACCTGCTTGCGTACCCGCGACAACAGGATTCGACGCGACAAGAAACGTGTAGCCCGTGGCACAGAGATGCGACCCAAGTGTCGGCAATGCGGTAAGGAATTCGATGGTGCGTATGGTCGTAAGATTTGCTCGGACGAGTGCCGTAGCGCCCGCAAAAAGGACTATCATGCAGGGTACTATACCCCGAAACCAAAGCGCACCAACATGGGGCTCGTGTTTGAGCACCCAAAGACGGGCGACACCTGGCGTTTATCCCAAACAGGATTTACTGAGTTGGTGAAACAGAAGGAAGCACCGAAGGTGGCTAGGACATTGGCGGAAGCTGAGGAGATGGCGAGATGAGTAGACTATTCCATATCCCGTTACCGCCACGCCCGCAGCTACGTGCTCGGGCTACGCGGCGCGGCAAACACGCGGTTGTGTACGACGACCCGAAGTCGAAGGCTGATAAGGAGGCGTTTGCAGCTGCGATTACGGACGGCGAGTTGCTGGAGGGACCGCTGCGCGTGTTGCTGTTATTCGTGATGCAGATCCCGAAGTCGGTCAAGGCTGAGCCTCGCGACCCGCACGTAAAGAAGCCCGACATCGACAACCTTATCAAGCTGGCGTTGGATGCGATGACCCAGTCGGGTAAGGTATGGGAGGACGATAACCAAGTATGTGAATTGGTCGTCCGCAAGGAATACGGCGAGACACCCATGACGGCGGTGAGTGTTGAGCATGTATCGAAAATTAGTATCGTTGCTAGAATACTGAGAAGAGCATTTTGTCAATTTTTTACTGGACAAGCAAACGGTTGACGAGTATAATACACGCCGGACCAACAACAGGAGGTAAGTCTAATGAAGGTGATTAAGGGAATCCAGGTCGGCCCACGCAAGGTTCTTGTGTACGGTCGGCATGGAGTAGGTAAGAGTAGCTGGGCGGCGAGTGCGCCGAACCCGCTATTCCTGAGTACCGAGGACGGCACGGGGGATCTTGATGTTGCTCGTTCTCAAGTGTACTCTACGCTGGGTCAGTTTCGGGACGACATTCTCTACCTGAACACATCCGGCAAGCTAGAATATGACTCGCTGGTGGTGGATAGTGTGGACTGGTTGGAGAAGCTGATCCATAAGGACGTTGTTCAGAATTACGAGAAACCCATTGAGAGTATTGCGGAGATTCCGTATGGCAGGGGGTATGAACACGCGCTAGACACAATGCGCGGTATCCTTCTCGCGCTATCAAGGATACAGAATAAGCAACTTGAGGAGTATGGTCACGGCGTTCACATTATCCTTGTGGCCCATGCATCAATCAGTAAGTACGAAGATCCGGTGACCGAGGCTTACGACCGTATCACGCCCGCCCTCCATGTAAATGGTAAGGGTAAGGGTGCTGCGCTCGAAGTTCAGGAGTGGTGCGACGAGGTGTTCTATCTCGCGGAGAAGGTGTACACTCGCGAATCGGATCGGGGCTTCAATTCGAAGGTGGTCAAGGCTGTGTCCTCGGGGGATATGGTGTTGTATACACGGTCACAGGCCGCCTTCGATGCGAAGTCACGGCTCAATATGCCAGATGAGATTCCGTTCCCGAAGGGCGCGGGTTGGGGGGAGTTCGCTAAGTACTTCCCGAAACAGGAAGCAAAAACAGAAAAGGAGAATGACCAATGAAGTTAGGATTCAAAGCAGAAGATATCGAGGAAAGTGACAATAACGCGCCATTTCCCGAGGGGGAGTACGTACTACTCGTAGAGAAGTGCGAGTACAACTCGACTAGGGCTGGTGGCAAAAAGATTGATGTTCAACTCCAGGTTGTTGATCCTCCACAGTTCCGTGGCAGGAAGATGTGGGAGTGCTTTAACGTAATTCATGCCAAACCAAAGGTTGAGAACATATCTATGGATCGATTCCTCGATATGAGTTTGGCTATGGGATTCCCGAATGTCATTGATGACACAAATGATGCCATCAACAAAACCTTCCGTGCCTCTGTTGGTATTAGGACTAACGAGTGGGAGGGTAAGGTTGAGCAAAAGAATAATGTACAATCCTTCTCCTACGACAAGGAAGTTAAGAAAAAACTTAAGAGTGGTGGAGGTCGCCAGACCGTATCGGTCGGTGCGGATCACGCACAACAACCTGTCGAGCCAGTCGAGGAAGATTCACTTCCGTTCTAACCGCTCCGTCTGAGCGTCCCGATAGGGGTGCTGGGGGTTTCCTGTTCCCTCAGCACCCCACCCAAACCTCAACCTTCAAAGGACAGCCATCCATGAAGTTACGATATTATCAGGAAGAAGCTATCGCAGCTACCCGCGAGTTCTTCCGCACCAAGCCAGACCAGAACCCTATCATCGTACTACCCACGGGCGCGGGCAAGACTCCGGTTATCGCGGAGTTATGTAAGGCGGCAATCGCCAAAGGTAGCCGCGTCCTTATCCTCTCTCACCGCAAAGAACTGCTGACCCAGAACAAGAAACACGCCATCAACCATGACGAGTTGGAGGGCAAGGTCGGTGTCTACAGTGCGGGCCTCAAGCAACGAGACACGGAGCATCCCATCATCATCGGCGGTATCCAGTCGGTGTACCGCAGGGCCGAAGAACTTGGTCGGTTCGGTATCGTCCTCGTTGACGAAGCGCACCTGGTATCCGAGCGCGAAGAGTCGCAGTACCAGCAGCTATTCGATGGACTCAAGGCGGTCAACCCGAACGTCAAGTTGATTGGCCTTACCGCCACACCCTACCGCACAGGCACAGGCTTCATGTGTCGGCCCGAGAACACATTCAATGGTGTGTCGTATGACATCTGTGTTGCCGACCTGATTGAGAAGGGGTTCTTGTGTCCGCTACTCTCGAAGGGTGGACTGGACAAGGCGACCATCAATATGGATGGTGCGCGTGTCGTGCGCGGCGACTACACCGACGAGGACATGGCGAACAAGGCTATGTCTGACGGCATGGTGTTGGCTGCGGTCGAGGACATCATCACAAAAACAGCAGACCGCAACAAGATACTTGTGTTCAGCGTGAACGTAGAGCACGGAAGGGAACTGACCAATGCAATTCGAAACAGACTGGGACAATCTGTGGTACTTGAAGTTTACGGCGATAGCATCGACCGCGATGAAACTCTGGCGCGGTTTACCTCTGACCCGCAAGCCCGTTACCTTGTTAATTGTAACATTCTTACTACTGGATTTGATTATCCTGCGATTGATAGTGTTGCTCTTGTTAGGCCCACTGTTAGTCCTGGACTTTATTATCAGATGGTCGGTCGGGGCTTACGTTTGGACGACTCTAAAACTGATTGCCTCATTCTGGACTATGGCGACAACATCCGCAGACACGGACCAATCAACGCAATCAATCCTGGACTTACTGGATATAAGCTAGACACCAAGCCAGCTGATACCAAGAAGTGCTTTAACTGCGACGAGATCGTGATGCGTACACGTACCGTGTGTCCGATATGCGGCGAGGCGTTTCCGGTGGAGAAGGTCGAGGCGCGTCACGATGTTGTCGCATCCGATAGCGACATCATCGGCAAGAAGGAAACCAAGATAGTCAAGGTTAATCGGGTAGCATACTCGGCACACCAGAAGCAAGGCTCAGCTATTAAGACGTTGCGGGCTGACTACTACTACGGTCTGGTCGGCAAGGTGAGCGAGTGGGTGTGCTTCGAGCACGAGGGCTGGGCAAGGAAGAAGGCTGAGCAGTGGTGGCGTGAGCATCACGAAGAAGCACCCCCACCGAGAAGTGTTTACGCTGCGGTAAGTGGGATAGAGATGATACAAGGGTGGCCCGATGATGGCGGATGGAAGAAGCCAGTCGAGATTGAATTGGAAACGGGCGGCACGTATGATAGAATCAAGAAGCGGATCTACAAACAGGAGGCAATAGCATGAGCGACTACATCCCTACATGTGTCCGGTGCAAAGCACCAACACCCGAGGACTACCACACCATTACGTTGATTGACAACTTCAATCGCGCTGAGCCGTACTCGCGCATGACCTCGTGCAAAGAGCAAGAGGCCAAGTTCTGTAACGAGTGCGCTCAAGCCATAACCGCAGTATTCTGGGGGCAAGCATGAACATTCAAAACAACACCAACAACATCTCGTTGACTGAGTTCTGTATTGCGGAGAACGCAGCCAAGATGGTAATTGCAAACGCAGGGTACGATGTGCCTGACGATGTGCGTATCGTTGCCGACAACCTGACGAAGAAGAAAGTGTGGAGTGGCATGGCGTTCATCAGCGCGAACCTGGTGGAGTTACACTTTGCTGAGGATATGCGCCCGTGTGTATCTACCAAGAAGGTGCTCGGGTCACAGAAGAAACGCATCCCGCTATACTCGAAGCAAGCCGCCATCAACGCGGCGATGGCCCACGAGTTGGCGCACATCGCAGTGGGCGGCGTGTACCACGACCTCGTGAAGTCTATTGAGGCCGAGGCTGTGATGTACCAGATGCGACGAGACAATGTGGCGCACAAGGAATTGCGTGTGCTTGCTGAGACACAACTGCGCGAGTGGTTGGGATGGGAATATAAATGACTGACCAAGAAAAAGAACAGCTGCGCCAGAACCTATTACTCGACCTGCCAAGGTTAGCTAACCTGTTGTTGCCTGGCGGTAAGTGGCAGGGCGGCAACTGGGTATGCGACAACATGTATGGTGGCGCGGGCCGCTCGTTCAATATGTGCCGTGACGGTGAACGTGCTGGGTTGTGGAACGACTTCGCTACGGGCGAGGGCGGTGACATCTTCCAGCTAATCATGGCGAATCAGGGGCTTACGTTCCCCGAGGCTGTCGAGTGGGCGCAGGACTTTACAGGCCAAAAGGTCGAGCGACCACAAGATGTTGTACCCACGGCAGTAGTTCCCAGAAAGCACACAGGCTACGACTCACCGCCCGAGGGGGCATACGTCTACCACGATGCCGACATGAACCCTGTACTGTGGGTTGAGCGTATCGACGAGATGGGTAAGAAGCGTTTTGTCCAGTGGTCCGAGTCAAATGGCAAATACTATAAGACATCTGCCTATTGCCCGAACCCCCTCCCGTTGTGGCGTATCTATGGGGCCACACCAGAGGATGTGGTTATTATCCATGAGGGTGAGAAGTGTGCCGAGTTTGCCTCAGAAGAAGGGCTTGAGGGATACCATACCTGCACCATAGGCGGGGCGAGTAATGCCCGTACAGCGGACTACAGCCCCCTTGCTGGGCGTTCTGTGGTGTATATTTGCCCTGATAATGATGAGCCTGGACAGGGATATGCTGCTGATGTCGTGAAGTGCCTCGCGGATGTTGGGGTAAGCGAGGTGCGGGTCATCAACCTTGAGCCACTACCACACAAGGGTGATGTGGTGGACTGGTTCGAGTGCAGCGGGACGACCGTGGAGGATTGGAGTCTGGCTGTCGCCAATGCCTCCACGGTCTATACCGCCCCAACTATCAATTCGATAGAAATTGATACCAAATTGATAGAAACTAAGAAGGACTTCCGTTATGTACCAGAAGAGATGCTTTCTATGCCAGGTTTCGTCAACGATGTTGTTGACTATACCCTGTCGGTATCACCCTACCCTAACCGTGTACACGCATTCGGGGCGGCGGTATGTCTGCAAGCACTGCTCGCGTCCAACCGAGTTGTTGGCGACATGGCAACCCGACCCAACATCTACATCAATTCCCTTGGGTCATCGGCTTCCGGTAAGAATAAGCCCCGTGTGGTCAACCGTCAAATCCTGAACGCGCTCGGTGCACACACCCATATCTTCGACAACATGGCGAGTATGGAAGGGCTTGAGGATCTGCTTGAGCAGCACTCGAACGTGCTGTTCCAGCCTGACGAGTTCGACTCGTTCCTGTCTGCGAGTGCTTCGGGCGACTCCCGATTCCGCAGAATCTCTACGTACCTGATGACGCTGTACACCAGTGCGGACGCAGACATCACGCGCAGACCGAAGGCACTTGAGAAGAACAGCGGGTCGCAGCTGGGCCGTATCATCCAGAAACCACACCTGTCCATGTTGGCGACCAGTACGCCAGCGCGTTACTTCGAGTCGCTTGATTCGCAGTCGATGTCTGACGGGTTCGTCGGGCGTATGTGGACACTATGCTCAGAGCCAAAGCCTCGCGAGTTGGTGGACCCAGATAAGGACTTCAACCGTGTGTTGCCCGACAACATCCTTGACGTTGCGAAGCATTGGTGGAAGTTCAATGAGCCTGATGCTGAGCAGGACGGCGACCGCTTTAAGTGGATCTTTCCGCGACCACACCTTGTCCCAGTCAGTGTGAAGGGTAAAGAGGCTAGGGCTGATGCCGACTCGTACTTCACTGAGCGGTACAATCAGAACCTTGAGGACGATGTGAAGTGTGCCGTGTACGGTCGTGGCCTTGAGCACGTCAACAAGTGGTCACTGTTGATGGCGTGTTCCGAGAATCCCTACGACATCGTTGTTACCGACAAGCATATCGAGGCCGCACTGATGTTTGTGCGCTACCAGATTAAGACGGTGCTCAGTGCCAATGAGAACTATGTATACCAGAGCAAGGAAGAGAAGTATGTAAAGCGAGTGAAGCAAGTACTTGAGAAGAACAGAAAACAATGCACCAGGAGTACACTGTTGCGCTCGACCGGATATAGCAAGCGGCAGATGGATGATGTACTAAGCACCATGCTTGAGTCTGGCATTGTTGAGATGGTGGAAGAAGAACGTAATAACAAGTCGGGCAAGAACCCGAAGATTGTGAGACTTATAGGATGACCAAGCAAGAACTACTTGAGCAATACGATATGTATGACGTACCCGAGGCAGAGCAGGACAAGTACCTGCACCATGTGAACGAGGTGGTTGGTGATACTACCATCTTGTCGAGCAAGACGCGGGACGAACAGACAGACAAGATGGTGAAGTTGTCGATGATACTTAGATCCCTTAGAGGTATCGAGGCATCTATTATGGATATGGCGGGAGGACTAGATGACTGATAGTAGCCTTCGTATATTTTGCCGTAGCAGATTAAGCTACAACATGGAAACTGGACACCTGACATGGACGGCGGGCAGACTCAAGGGGCAGAGGGCTGGATCTGCTGGCGAGTCAGGGAGAAGGAAGATAAAGATAGCGGGGAAAACATACAAGGAACACAGAATTATATTCCTTATGGTCATGGGTCGGTTCCCCAAAGAACAGATAGACCACATAGACCACAACCCATCCAACAATAAATGGGATAACCTGCGGGAGTGCTCAAATAAACAGAACAGCATGAATCTTCCTATGATGAAAACCAAAAAGACATCAAGGTATCCAAGGGTATCCATACATAGGCGAGATCAGAACTACAGGGTGAGAATAAACAAGCCAGGTGGTGGTGTATACACGAAGTATTTCAAGTCAGAGGATGATGCTGGAAGTCATGCGCGAGAGAAGTACATCGAGTTCGGGTATCATCCTAACCACGGAACTAAAATAGAGAGTTAACCCCGAGTGAATCTTTGCTAACCTTGTTTTTATGATCCATCGAGCGCCAACCGCTAAGGCCAAGTGTACCGCTAAGTAAGGTCATCAACTCAAACACATCCATCTTGGGCGGTGGTGTAACGTCAGGTGCCCATATCGCAGTGCAGTACATTATGATTGGATACAAGATGAAGTGGTAGGCGATACCTGCGTTGCAAATCCACATCGCTCCAGGTCTTGCGCCAGCAACAAACACTGACGGATGCTTGGCGCTCTCCTTGTTAACCTCTATTTGTGCAAGCATTGATGCGTTGGCTGCATCAACAAGTGCCTTCTCAAGTTCTATCTTGGCTTCTTTGCGAAGGTTTACGTCAGGGACTACGCGGTCGATAACCGTGTCGAGCGTGTCGCCGAGTAGTGCTTTTGCTATTGCGCTGATCATTGCATATTCTTCCTTGCATCAATAAGCATTTGCTGGGTTTCCTTCACCCCATGACTCGCCTTGTTTGCGCCGCCATAGTATGACTGCCCCTTCTTGTCACCAGAGGGTACAGGGAATGAGGCCCACTCCTTAGCTAAGCCAAGCATTGCAGCGTCAATATCATCCGACTCGCCACGCAGGTACGCGCCAAGTGCTGGACGCTTCTTCATGGCAAGTGTCATAGCCATCTTGTCCTGATTCTCTGGTGAAAACTTATCATCAAGAGATAAGCCAGCGCGGTCGATGGCATACTCTGTAGTCTCGGGAATAAACTGGTATCGACCAGCAGCAAAGATCCTGTTCTCATTCCCGCGCTCAAGGGCTTGAAATTCCATCAACTCGCGAAGCGTCAGGTCCGTGAGGTCTTTATCCCTAAGGATGTGTTTGGCACTATCGCTGGCACCGACAATTTTACCGTTAGCCGTACCTTGGTTGATGGTAGTGTAGCCCTCGTTCTTCTCAAAAGACTCTCCACCCGCGATAGCATCCAGTAATGCGGGTCGCTTATACGTAGCCTCCGGTGCGACAAGCGGCTCCATCTCTGGTGTTGGCTCTTGGTTGCTCATGCTTTTCTGTATCATACGCTGTATCGAACTCCCTACGTTGGCGCGTGGTGTCGCTATCTGTGACGGTGCTGATTGCCTCCCACCGAAGAACGGATTGCTCATCGTGTGCTCCTATCTTTAATTACTGCGATGTCTTGTTGAATTTGGTGTAGTATAACCCCAAGGGTTTCACTTGTCTTTGCTGCTCCATGGCAAGGTTCATCCTTGATGGTATCCACCTTGGTGTGTAATACCTCGACCGCACCAACAATAGCCGATAGAGCCTGGGCGTTGCTCACATGTATGTCCGCGCTTTGGTTTGCTTTTTTATCGTTAGACTTTTGTTTTGCAAGGATAAGCGGGCCAACAATAGATGTGATTATAATACCAGCAAGACCAAGGAAGTCAGTCGCGTTCATGGGTGCGCCTCTCACCTCTAAGCTGTTCTAGCTTCTTGATCGAAATAACCGTAGAGTTAGAGGCGACCTGCATCTTGCGGTCGTACTCCTCGTCCTTGCTATTCAGATCCTTGATCTGTTTCCAGATGTTCATCACTGGCCTCGTTCAGTTCCGACTCAATGTGGGTGTACGCCTGTTCAAGAAGAACGTGCTCGCCTTTACTGAGTCGAAGTTCGTTGTGGTTGAGTACTGATTGAATCAATCCTAATGCTTGTTCTGTTTCCATCATTCGCTCCTTTTAAGGTTAATTTATTAGGGTTCAGGAATTTCTATATTGTTACTTTGATCAACAAGATCAATGGCATCTTGCTCAGTTGGAATCGTATTATATAAGTTTAAGATAACGGCATCATGCGCTGCAATAATCTCATCTTTTGTACTGTCGGTCATACTGTTTCTTTCTAAATCTGATACGTTCTTAAACTTGTGTTTAACTGCATTTCTAATCAATTTGAAATGCGACATACTAAGTTCAGAATACATCAATAATTGTTCATCAGTCATAACTTTATTCCTTTTTGTTTTATTGTCCCAATCGAACTCTAATGCCGATTAAATCAATATCATCAGTGCTAACATCAGCGGCATCACCCGCATTACGGAACATCGCTAAATTCAAAATTCTATTTTCATTACCTGTAACATCTACACCTACGGGAGAGGTTACATCATGGGGTTTAATACCAGTGGTAGATGTTACATTCAAAGTAGAAACGTCACCAGGTTGAGCAACAATAGTCACTAAATTACCGCCACTATTGCTAACATTCATAACATCCCCATCTTCCTGAGCGAATGTTTGCATTGTAAATTTCACATTTCCTGATGATGCGTTTGTGTTTTGAATCCAAAAATAATCGAAATATAATAGGCTCGATTGATAATTTAGCGGTAATGAAATCGCGGCATATACTCTACTAATATCCGTACCAGCACCCGATAATGTAATACACTCAAACACACGACGATTAGCCGCAACTACATTTACGTTAATCCCGCCTTCACGAATAATGGGGTCATCCGCACTACCGTCAGTATATAGCCCATTGTTAGGTGCAAGCCACATTTCCCACAGAGCGTTCTCGCCGCCGTTGCCCCTATTAACAGTAATAGGCCCGCCATCAACCTCAAGTGAACCGCCAACCTCCACATCCCCCGCGAACGTAGCGTTACCACCATCTACCGATAAACCCCCAGTAGTTATCGTCGCGCCCGTACTAGCAGTAAACGCACCACTCACCGTAGTTGCACCCGTAAGTGTAGCTGTCTCATTAACCATGTCGAACGTGATCAGGTTTCGCGAGGTGCCACCGTTATCAT